CAGACCCAAGACGCGAACAGACACGGACCCCACGGCTGAAGCGCCCGCGGTCGAAGACCCTGTGGTCGAAACCCCTGTGGCTGAAGCCCCCGTGGTTGAAGACCCTGTGGTTGAAGACCCTGTGGTTGAAGACCCTGTGGTTGAAGACCCTGTGGTTGAAGACCCTGTGGTTGAAGACCCTGTGGTTGAAGACCCTGTGGTTGAAGACCCAGTTATTGAAAAACCCGTGGTGCCAAAAACACCTATACCGCCCGATCCAGACAGCCCGCCTGCTCCGGATAGTCCTCCTGCGCCAATACGTCAGCCCGCTGCGCCAATACGTCAACCAACGGCAGCTCAAAGTATGCGGGTGGAAGGTACGGAGAAAGCAGGATTGGCGGAGATCGACCCTCAGTTTGACTTAAGTGCGAGTCTTTTGGACAACTTGTTGCGGATATTGTCAAGTGAAGATGACAACGGGACTGGGGTTCCTTATTATAGTGGGGGCAAAGTGGCGCCTCACGCCAACATAGATGAAATTATACGTTTGTTAAGAGGGTGACCACATGAACGAGTTTCTAAGAAACCTTATTTACACCGGCGATAAAATCGACCCAATGAAGATTGCCACGGCTGGTGCAGGTTTGGCCGCATTGTATGGTGTTGCTAAGCCCGATAGCGGGGTTGGTAGGTTTATAGGTGCGAGCAGCAGTCAACGTCCAGTGGGTTACTCTGAGGGTATACCGGAGTACGGTATTACTCGGGCACTTGTGCCGAATGCCTTTGGTACCACGATGCCCACGGGTGAGCCACGCCGACCGGGTAGTGGTGGGCGACGATACTTTACGGATACAACGTACACCCCGACGGGCAAGACAATGTCTGCTGCAATCAATCCCGTTAGCATAGTCGCACCTGCACCTACACCCGCACCTACACCTGCACCCGCACCTACACCTACGCCCGCACCCACACCTACACCTACACCTACACCCGCACCCACCACCGGTGGGTTATTTGACTCGTTAACAGCGGAGGAAGCCCAGTACCTGCTTTCCAGATTGTTTGGTGAGGAAGGTATAACAATGGAGCCGCTTGCTCAAGGTGGCAGCATATCAGCCCCACAGTCTCGTGGTTATTATCTGGGCGGTACGACTGATGGCATGGCTGATGAAATCCCGGCTACTATTAACAACGAGCAGCCCGCTGCGCTAAGCGATGGAGAGTTTGTTGTACCTGCCGATGTTGTCAGTGGTCTGGGTAATGGCAATTCGGATGCGGGTGCAAAAGTGCTATACTCCATGATGGATCGGGTTCGTCAGGCTCGTACAGGCACAAAAGAGCAAGGCCGTAAAATAGCCCCCAATAAATTTACACCCGCGTGAGGTGATGAAATGGCAAATGGAGTAGGTGGAGTAGACACTACCGTAGAAGAGTCCTCGCTATCGAGTTGGGCTGGGCCTTATGTTGCACAGATGTTGGGCAGGGGGGCAGCGGCATCGAACTTGCCGTACACGGCCTATGAAGGTCCATTAACTGCTGGCCCGTCTGCGTTGCAGGCTCAAGCGTTTACAGGGCTGGGTGCACTACAGATGCCCGGTAATGCCTCAATGCAATACAACCCGATGTCCTTTACCGGCGCAGCGTACACTCCGCCCACTGCTGCTCAAGTAGCTGCAGGACAGCCCGGGGTTACTACACCTGCTTCAGGTAATGTAGTTCAGCAGTACATGACTCCGTATCTGCAATCGGTCTTAGACCCGCAGTATGCGGCAGCGCGAAGGCAGGCAGAGATTAGTGCTCAGCAGTTGCAGAGCCAGTACGGTAGAGCCGGTGCATATGGCGGCTCCCGACAGGGTGTAGCTGAAGCCGAGTTGCAGCGTGGGTTGCTGGATAGAATAAATGCGCTGACCGGTACTGGATATCAGCAGGCGTTTACCCAAGCGCAGAATCAGTTTAACACTGAGCAGGATCGTCAGATGGCGGCGGCGCAGCAGGCTAGCAGGTTGGGCTTTGATGTGTTGGGGGCGCAGCGTACCGGTGGTGCAGAGCAGCGAGCTATAGAACAGCAGGGTATAAGTGCAGACCTAGCGCAGTTTACCGAAGAGCGGGACTATCCACAGAAGCAGTTAATGTTTATGCAGTCTTTGTTGGATGGCTTGCCACTGGAAACACAAACGTACACAAGCTACGAACCTAGCGGACTACAGTCTTTAGCAGGCACTCTCGATACCGGAAACTCTATTCTTGGCTTGCTTAGAAAGGCTGGGTTCTTTGCCCCCGCCGCTAAAACTGAACAACCCATGACTGGGGGCAAAGCACCCGATCCGGGCAAACCCATTGGTTAACAGGAGCTACAAATGATGCAATCTCAAGGTCTAGGTGCGCTCATGCCCCAAGGTGCACCCGCTCAGCAGCCACAGGCCATGCAAATGAACAACCCAAGGCTCGCTGCTGCGACTAACTTGGTATCCAGTGATGCGGAAGAGCAGATACTCGACCCACGTACCTTGGCGATGCTGAAGTACAAAGACGCATTACAAGCGATGCAAGCTGCAGACCAGATGATGGCTGCCGCGCAGCCTGCGCCCATGCCCCCTACCGTAGCCGAGCGCACAAAGATGGCCGCTGAGCAGGGCATTGCAGGACTGGCTTCACGCCTGTCCCCCGGGTTACAGCAACAGGGCAACAGAATGCAAGCCCAACAGCTACAGCAAGCGGTGGCTGGCGGACTGCCGCAGCTATCTGCACCGAATATGGCAGGTATGGCCGAAGGTGGAATTGTTGGGTTCCAAGCTGGTGGTGCGCCTGAAGATGCATATGCCCAGCCAACTGATTACCTGTTGCCGGGGCGTGTTGGGATGCTCCCGCGTGAAAACCTACCCACTACTCGGGAAGAACTGCAGGCTGAAATTGAACGCCGCGAACGCATACAAAGGCTGGTGGAAAATCTACAAGAGCGGGATATAACTGAGGTGCCGGGACCTTACTCAGGTCCTTCTGCTGCAGAACGACGTGCTAGTGTTAGAGCCGAAGATGAACGTATGGCTGCCCAAAGAGCAGAGGCCGATAGACGCAGAATACTATCCCTGCAGGGGGTAGCTGACGAAGAAATAGAGGCCATAATGGCTAGTGAGGCGCAAACCACTCCGACAAGTACGGCACAAGAGATAGGCAGCATCCCAGCAGAAAACGCTATTGCTGCAACGATTCCTAGTGAAGCGCAACCCCAAGTAAGTGAGGCTTCACCTGCCCCGACGGACACAGCACCCCCAGTGGGTGCAACCGATACACAACTCGCAGGGCTTGCCAGTTTGTCTAGATTTGCAAACACCCCCGTTGAGCAAGTGGGGACAAGGGCGGATTCGCAAGTATTGAGAGACTTAACTAACAAAAGGCTTGAATATAACTTAGACCCGGAACGAGTGCAGGAACGGCGTAATGCCGAGGAAGCAAGAGCGCGAGCAGCGTATGCGGTGCCGGAAGAGTTGAAAGAACTAATTCGCGCTAGATCCAAAGCGTTGGATGCCCCCTTGTACTCCCCTGAAGAACAACGTAGCCGTGAAATCAGTGCGCTGTTGAGTGGGCTTGCGAGTTCCAATCTGATTGCTCAAGGCGGTCCCGCTGCATCCAGAGGGGTAAGGGAAGTAGAGGACGCAGTTCGTGCCGATGCTCGTACGCGTGCAGAAAGACAGTTTGATCTGGCTACGGGGCTGATTGAGCAAGAAAGGGGGGCTACGCAAAGTGCATATGCCGCAGGGTTAGAAGCAGCCCGCGCCGCCGAAACCGGAGCAAACCAAGCAATGCAGTCCGCAAGTGCCCAGCTTACCAGTCTGGGGGAAATAGACGCCGCACGATCACTGCAACAACAGCAAATGCAGTTTGATGTCATTAAAGTACAGTTTGACGAAGCGGCTGAACTACGAAGACTGGGGAGATATGATGCTCAAACAAACGCAACTCTAGCTGGAACATTTGAGAATGTTATACGGAACGCTGAAACTACTAAAGCTACGTTGCTACAAACATTAACTGCTACCCCTCAAGAAAGTCGGCAGCCTATACAAGACGCAATTAATGCAATAGACCTTGAACTTGGGGCGATTAAAGCAAGGTTTAACGAGCTTACGGGGGTGAGGGCAGCGCCTATTGAACCTCCTACCACTACGGGGGAGTTCGATCTTACCCCTGAAGCAGCCGATGTTTTTAGCCGATACGGCCAATGATAAGAAGGTTTTAAATGCCAACAATACGACAGCTGGGTGACGCACTTGTTAGGGCAGACAGAGCCGGGGATACTCAGGCGGCTACAATTCTTGCGGCGGAAATAACCCGACTAAGACGTGGTGCCCCTTTAGAACCCACCCCCGAGGAACCCTCGTTGTTTGGGTATGTCCCCGAAACATTTAAAGCACTTGGAGCGGGGGCGGCAGGTACGATAGAGGCGGGGCTGACGGGTGCATCCTTCTTATTGCCAGAAGAACAGGAACAAGCTGCACGGCGAAGAATTGCAGAAATAGGTGGTGGAGTGCAGGAGTTCTTGGCCCCCGATAATGCGTATGAGGGCACGTATCTTGACGTGGTACGAGGGCTGGGTTCAACCGCTCCTTTTATTCTTGCTGCACCATTCGGGGTTCCCGGCGTTGTTGCTGGTGCTGGGTTGGGTATAGCCGCAGGTTCAGGCGAAGCGGCGCAACGCGCAGTGGCTGCAGGGGCAACAGAAGACGAGGTTAGTACTGCTGCTGGTCTGGGTATAATCCCGGGCGCTTTCGAGATGGTGGCTCCCGCACGTATTGTATCTCGTGCCAGAAGGGTACTGGGGCCAAACACAGAAAATATAGCTAAAGCCTTGGATGATAGTGTTAGCGCAAGACTGTCCCGTGTACGAGCGGGGGGACTTGGACGTGTCGGAGCAGCAGCGGTAGAAGAAGCCGCACAAGAAGCCGCCACCGAAGTTATGCAAAACTTAATTTCCCAAGGTGTTTACGATCCTGAAACCGAAACCTTTGCGGGGGTAGGTGAGTCCGCACAGATTGGTGGTAGTGTCGGTGGTTTGTTACAGCTGTTTACCGAAATGGCCTTGGGGATAAAGTCCCGTGGTGCTGCAGGTGCCCCTCCCCCGCCAGCTGATCCGTTTAGTACGGGGGTTGAAGTATCCCCCGATACGGCTCCGGGCATTGCTGCGCCCCCTGCGCCTCCGCCCCCCAGTCAAGAGGGGGATCTGCTTGGTAGACAGGATGTAGCTTCCGTTATTTCTGCAGACGATTTGCAGCAGCTTGGCTTGAACTTAAATAAATCTACTGCGGAAAGGCTATTCGGTCTCGACCTCGCCATACCCGAACAGCAGGATGAAGCCCGTAGGATTTTAACCGCCTACGCTAACAATCCTGTAACGCAAAGGGCTGCCCCGCAAACGGTAAGTCGGATATCTTCTCTGCTTAGAAGCGACGCCTTTAAACCTGAAACCAATAGACGAAATCAGTTGGCCGCTGAAGGGCGTTCCCGCGAAGAGATAGAAGACATAATAGCGAAGGAAGCACCCGGACAACGGGATGTTCCTCAAGGTACTCAGCTGGACATGCTCGACATTGACGAGACCCGTCAAATACAGGACTTGTTGGACATTGACGAGCTGGCACAGTTACAAGCGGAAGAAGATGCCCAGTTGGCTGCTCGAGAAGTCCAGCGGCAACGAGACGAGCAAGCCCGCATAGAAGAGGAAACGTCGTTGCTTGGGGGCCGGTTGGATGCGTCCCGTAGAGCTGAGTCCGAAGACCGACGTAGACAGGTACTGCTGCCCATAATTGAAAGAGGGGAGATTCCTGACGCCTATAATTTGGCGCGGGCGTTTAGTGCCGAACTACAACGCCAAGGTTTTGCAAATACCACCCCGACAGAATCCGAGCTTAGTACGATTGATCGGGCGTTGGGTATACAGCAAGCCATTACCACAAGTGAAGCCGAGCAAGCCGAAACCGCTGCGGCACTACTAGCTAGGAAAGAAGCGGAACAACGTGCGGGAGTGTCAGGGCTAGAAAGCTTGATACCGGAGCGCAGAGTATCTGCTACACCTCCAGAACCCACTCTGCAGGAACAAGAACGTGCAGAAAAGGCTAGGCTCAACAGAGAACGTCTGGATCGTACAGGCAGAGGACTAGAAGGTCAGCTTGAGATTCCCACTATTGAACGGGCATCAGCAGCTAGGGTTAATCCATTTGAGAGAGGGGTTGAAGTATCGGGGCAGACCGCACCCAGTGTTGCTGCGTTCACTCCGTTGACAGAAGCTGACCTGCGCGACGTTGAGGCGGGGGACCCCCAATCGCAAAGACAGTTAGATATGTTTGCGGAGCCTAGTCCATTTGAGGAAGGGGTTGAAGTATCTTCTGATACGGCTCCGGGTATTACTGCGCCCCTTACTGATTCGTTTGAAGGAGGGGTTAGAGTATCCCCGGATACGCCATTCGAAGAGGAGGCTGGAGAAGTTCGACTCGGTGGTACACCAACCACATTTGCTAACGTCAATGACGACACAATTTTGTACCACGCAACTGACGCTGAGTTTGACACTTTTGATTTTGGCGCTACCCGTAAAAACAGAGCAGGTAATGTGTCGGGAGTGTACGTTAACCCCAACAAAAACAGAGTCAAAGAATATGGTAAAAACATAAAAGAAACGCGTGTTCGCCTTGGTAACGTGTGGAATCGGCTGGGTGGCAACCAAGTATCCGACCAAATGGCAATTGCGTACCGCGATGCCCTTATTAAAGCTGGGTACAAAGACAACTCTTGGACGGATGGTCTTGTTGATGATTTTAGGAAAGATCAAAAATTTAAAGATGGGTTAAACGGAGACCTTAAACGAGAAGTCCTGCTGGCTGGTGGGTACGATACTTTTGCTGATGGTATTGCAAAAAATGACAAAGGCGAGATGGAGCTTGGGGACATTGTCGTACTCAAACCCGAAAATATAGAAATACTGCAGCAACCCGCTTCATCTCCAATCGTTACCAAAGAAATGCTGGACGGCGCTGGAGTATCAAATACTGCTCCCGTCCGCAAACGCGTGGTGGGTAAAAACATCACCGATTCTACCGTACAGAAAGAGTTAACTGATTTTGCAAATAACGAAGATGTAAAAAATAAAACCCCCGAGGTATCTGCTGCGGTTACAGACTTGGTGGCTTCCGCATCTGCACGTATGATCCCTAAGCCCCCACCCATGCCGCAACTTAGAGGTGAACTAAAAGCCAAAGCGGAGGAAGTGTTTGGAAAACTCCGTACTTTTAAGATAAACAAGGACAATAAGTACTCCCCCGAAGGGAGCATAGCGCAGTATTTAAGTATTACTGATAGTCCGGATCAACTCCTTCAGACCATTGCATTCGAATCAAATCCTTCTGCAAAAGGAGTAATAAACACTGTCAATGATATGAAACGCGCCGCGGCTGCGAGGCAGTGGATTCAAGCCAATGCTCCGGAGTACACCCCCCTTCTAGATACTATGGTGGATATTGCTAGACAAGAGGAAGCGTACCGTACCGCTAGAGACGCGCAAAGAGCGGACTTAAAGGTAGAAGCTAAACTTGTTAGGGATCGAGCTAAGCTGGCAAAGCTACAAGAACAAGAGGTTGCCATTGTTGAGGACTATGTGTCCCCTGAAGGTAAAACTACACGCGACGACGCTTTAACTATGGACATCCTCAACTCAATAACAGAGTTGACCCAAGACACTTCCTCAACAGAAGTAAGAGCCGATGTTGATAAGTTGGGGGTGCGAGAGCAGATAAACGCACAGATAGACGCGTATGAAGGGGTTATAACCTACGCCTTAAGGGCGGACGCCGTTGCTGCAACGATGGTCAACGCTGATCCAAGTGTCACTGAGCAATTAAAGAACGGTAACGCATTCGGGGCGCTTGACAGTATTTCCAAAACAACCCTTAACGCTAGCGTTCGTAGAGCCGCGGATAACTTAAAGCAGGCAATAGCGGGCCTTAAAGTTTCAATGAATGCCACCCTTACCGACGCTAAGGGAAACATGTTGGCTGGTATTTACGATGCTGCCACGGACACGCTTGTTATAAATACGAGTATGCCGCTTAGTACGCACACAGTGCTGCACGAAGCCACCCATGCGGCGACCATAAAAGTATTGAAGAACCCAAGCCATCCAACAACGCAGCGGCTTACCCAGCTATACAAAAACCTCAAAGACAAAATGCCCGACGAATACGCCATGAAGTCTTTGGAGGAATTTGTTGCTGAAGCGTTCTCCAACTCTGAGTTCCAAACAAAACTGGCAGCGTACCGTATAAGCGGCGACAAAATAACCGGCTGGGATAGGTTCTGGGAAGCGGTGGGACGGCTGTTTGGTATGAACTACACCACTGATACGGCAAACACAGAGGCCCTAAACCTCATCAACACGATACTTGCCACTCAGCCAAATACACGTAACGCCACAACGATTGCCTCAGCGATAGCTAAAGACGATCCTGAGAAGGCGCTAAACAGTCTCTTGAGTGGGGGCAAAGAATTTATACGGGACACCTCACCTTCCAAGCTTAAAGACTATGCTGCCGTAATTGCTAGGAGTTCCGAAAAGGTACGGGCAACACTTTTAAATGGGTTGGGGTTGGAGGGTGTCACCAACATCCTAAAAGACGTTGTTCCTTCAGCTAAAGAATTTGAAAAAATCATGTATAAGATGGACGGGGTGCGTACTCAAAATATGCAGGTGTACACCAGTCTGCTTAACGACATGAATAAAGCGTTTAGAGGGGATGTCAAAGGTAAAAAAGCCTTTAATGAGCTTGTATCTTTCTCAACTCTAAATGGGGCAGACCCAACTGCTGATCCCGATATTGTTAACAAGTTCTGGCTGCGGTACGGGGTAATCAACCCAAGCACAAACAAAGCTACACAAAAGGAAGAAAAGTTTAATACCAAAGAACAAATGGAGGCTAGGAAAACGCAGTTAAGTGCCCAAATAGCGAGTGCCAAAGCGGCAAACCGCCCCTCCCCTATACTTGGAGATGTGAGCGGCATTAAAGCTACGGAGCCTACGGATTTACGTAAAGCAAACGACGCAAAAGTTCGTCAACTGTTTGCCTCTCTTACGCCTACTCAGCGTGGGGCGTATACCAAATTGCGGGACTTTTACGCGGATATAAACGACAAAATAATAGCTGCAGAAGAAGCTAACATAGATCGGATGGACATTGACCCCGAAATCAAAACTTCTGTAAAACACACTATGTTGTTGCGAAGAATAATGACTGGGTCAATCAAGCCTTACTTCCCGTTAACGCGTGGTGGGGAGTTCTGGGTGGAGTTTACTTACCGGGACGACGACGGACAGTTGGTATATGGTACTGGCTCCTTTAACTCTGCGTTGGAGCGGGGCAAAGCAATTGAGAAATTGCGTAATATGACCGAAGTGGACAGAGATAGTGTACGCGAGCGACCTTTATCCGAGATTGAGCAACGTGCGTACGATGGAAGTATCCCCATACCCTTCCTTACCGACTTGCAGAAAAAGATAAAAGACCTTGAGCTTAAAGATAAGGACGGCAAAGAAGTAAACCCGGAAGGTAAAAGGCAGCTCAATGAGTTCTTGTCCAATGTCATCCTGCGTTCTTTGCCTGAACAGGCTATTGTCCAATCACGTCAAGTGCGTAAGGGCGTTGCATTTTTTGAAGGAGATGCAGCTACCGCGCTTCAACAACGTGGCCCTCAGTTTATAACGAGCCTTTCCAACCTTTCCTATATGGTGGAGTTGGAACAAGTAGCGAAGAAAGTACGGGATGAGCGGGACAAGTTGCCGGACTCGGAAGTGTTCTACAAGGAAGCTGCTACTATTGTTGCCGGAACCAAAAAAGAGACAGAGGCCATGCTAGCGTTTGGGTCTTTGCCTAGCTACCTGCAGTTCTCTAAAAACCCGTATATTTCCAACGTAGCTAGGATGTTGCGCTCGGGTACATTCGCTATGACTCTGGCGTTCAACGTGAGTTCGGTAGCGGTCAACACTTCTATCCTGCCTCTTGTCCTGCAGAACACGCTGGCTGGTAGATACGGTGCGTTAAAAGCAACCATTGCCTCGGCAATGGCCGCTAAGCTGTATGCGGGGTCTTTCGGAAAGGTATCCAGAGAAGGTATAACGAATTTGGATGCTGACGGAAAACCGTTAAGCCCTAGCGTACCCATACGGGAGCTTGGTGGGTTCTCAATAACTAACGATTTTTCAACCGATCCTAAGCGTCAGGCAGGGTATAAAAAATTAGAACCTCTGACCTCTATATTTAAGGAACGTGGGTTTGATACTCGCACACAAGCCGCAGAGATGTCTGAGCTGGATAGTCCAACAGCCCCGTGGATTAATAAGCTTAACTATATAGGCGGGTTTTTGTTTGCCCACTCTGAGCGCGGGATACGGCAGGTTAGTGCAATCAGCACCTACATACTGGAGATGGAAAAACTTACAGGCAAAAAGTTTGGTAAGTTAACCGATTCGGATATTGCACAGTATGGGAATAAAGCCGCGGAAACCGCTATCGATACTATGTTGTATGTAAACAGCTCCGCACTTATCACCGCCGCTCCGCGTATCGCACAAACATCCGTGGGCAGCTTGGTGTGGCAGTTTAAGCGAGTACCGGGGCAGATGCTGTACACCCACTTCAGTATGTTGAACAGTATTTTTAAAGACCTGACCGGTAAAGCCCGCACTCCCGCTGAACTCGAAGAAGCAAGGGCACTGCGAAACACGTTCTTCTACACGGCTGCCGCGGGTGGGACGCTTGTGGGGGTGAAAGGCATCCCAATGTACGGGGTAGTAGCCTCAATCGCCAACTTGTTCTTGGACGACGACGAAGACGACTTCAACACTCTTATCGCTAAAATGATGGGGGAAGACAAGTACTACGGGTTAATCGCAAATATGTTTGGGGTAGATATTACGGATCGTGTGTCCTTGACCAACTTGATGATACGCGACCGCGGCAACTACAAACCAGACAATGAATATCAGTATGCAGTAGAGGCATTACTTGGCCCCGCGTTTGGTGTGACTGTGCGTACCTTGGAGGGTGGACTCAGGCTGTTTGACGATGACCCGAAAAACGACGACCGTGCGGTGGAAGCTATGCTACCGACAGCGTTATCCAACGTGGCAAAATCGTATCGGTTTGCTACCAAAGGGTACGAGACCGGACGACTAGACCCTATAATATCTGGGGCGCTGCCAGCGGGGGACATTTTTAGACAGTCCTTGGGGTTTGCTCCAATATCCACGCGGTCAGCCAGAGACAAGCTATCGCTTAATATCCGTAAAGATTTGGGTAGGCGAGAGCGTAGGAACCGCATAATCGATAAGCTCGTGTATGCCGTTTCCGGAGAGGGGGAGCACTCAGAACTGTTGACGCAAGCGTGGCAAGAAGCGCAGGCGTTTAATGCGGACTATCCGGCATTCCCCATAGGGGTGGACACGCTACTGCGCTCCATCAGGGCTAGACAAACACGTACGGAGATGGCGGCGCTTACCGGTGGAGCACCAGTAGACAGAAAAACGGCACTTGAAATGATAGAGTCGAACAGAGAGTTTGAGGAAGGGATCAGCTGGATGGACTGGTAAAAAATGCCCCCTTGCGGGGGCTAACTCTCTCTGATAGAGAATGACGCGGGGCTATAGTACCACAATTACTTTAGCCTCCAAATTCGAACACCGTACTTACCATCTTCAATCCGTATTCGGTGTGTTATATCGCTTCTACGTACGTCCCCCGCTTCTACGAAATGCTCTAGGGCTTTTGCGGTGTTTATACATGGTATAAACACTGAAGCTCCGGGGACAAACTTGCTCCAGTCTATGACAACACGCACCCCGTCAGGGGATATGTCAGTTACCATTAACCTCGTCATCTTCCGCTAAACTCGACTGTACTGATTCATGTTTGGACTGGTTCCATGTAAGTTCTATGGTGTGCATAGCCCCCAAGTCCAACTTAGTACCTCTACCCAAGCGTACCTTGTGGAACTTGCCATTCATCTCGCTTTTGATCAGGCCGCGTATGGATGCATAGTGATGCCCACGTTTAACACACCACTCTTTAAATGGGGTAGGTAGCAGGAACAACCGGTTGGCGTCATACTCGTGCCGTGCCACCCATCTAAACATAGGTGTAGCGTCCGGCAAAATCAGCTTCTCAAGTTCCGCATCTTTCGTTTTCGAGCTGTCAGTGCTCTTCAAACGCAGTATCCCGCGAGGGTTATCGCTAAGGTATTGCCCTATCAAGTCCTCAATGTCTATAACCATGTCTCTCATATCTTCTCTCGCCTTTTTAAGTTTCTTTACTATCCACCGGTACAGTCTCTGCAAATCCCAGTTAGTTAACCCTAATTGGTTTGTAATGATGCACGCCGCAAAAGTTGTAGCTGTTTGGGCAACCCAGAAGCGGTGTTGCGCTTCCAAACCCGCGGATAACATCAGCTTGTCCCTAGTAGCGAGTACAAGTTTTTCTACTTCCACCATGTGGTTGAGTACGTGTTGTATAAACACTTCCCCCGCATGTCCGTAGTTGTTCGACAAGTCTTCATTCAATGTATTAGCCTTCATTGCGTCCTCTGTAGTTTTTAGAGTTTTAATAACTGAGGCTTCTAGCATGCGCCCAATTTCCCCTTTAGCCAGCGCCCTATGTTGAGAAACAATGTCCGCTAGGCTGGTGTTGCCCGTAGTCCCTACGATAAAAGCCCATTCCGCTCCACGGTAACGCTCCGCGTTTTGTCCGGTGTTGGACATCCTGTTCTTTTGTTCCCCGTCACTTACCGCATAGGTAAACTCGCTAGCATCCGCGGGTTTGTAGTTAGTGATCTCGTCGATATACAACGGTAGGTTTTTCCATATCTCCGCACGGTTCCACGCTGAGTTGCCGGTGTCCTTTCCTTTGAGTACCAACTTCTTATAGTTACCCCAGACCGACGCCCCTCCGTTCATACCTGTAGTTTTTCCATACCCAGAATCGGAACTCATTAAATGGTATATAGACCCTGCTATGTTAGGGATGAATATCATCAGCGGGGCGCCGAACGATATAGCGAACATGTACTGGTGTTCTTCAAACCCCTCTCGGTTGTAGTAGTCGGTTACTCTTTTCCATCCCTCTAACGTGCCTTTCTTGTGGAAAAAGGGGAAGTACTGTGCGGTACGAACGCTGGGAGGATTTATAGTGACACGGTCTGCAAATATCTCCCGCTCTCCCAAAACAAAGGATTTTCTATCTTCTGTCCACCCAAACTGAGTGTGTACATTTATGAGATCCTGCGAGTCTTTTAGGGTCTCTATCCATCTACCAATGTAAGTCATAAGTGCATCCGCCTGTTTAGCAAGTACAAAGATATCGTGCATCCCCATAACCTTACGGAATTCCTCCTTTGACGTTATTTTGTTCATGGAAACAACAAACGTCTGCACCCCCTCTCGGGTAGTGTGGTGCTTAAACTCAAATGCCGGGCCTTCGATAGGATCTAACAACCGTTTAGTTACATATAAATCTCGTTTGTATATTTCCTTCTGCTCCTCCGTACCGTCCGGATGTTTTATGCGTACGTACACCCCGCCCGTTGCACCCCTCTCGTATGGGAATGGGTATTTTGGTATCTGTATGGATACTGTTTTAAACGGTGCAGGTAGAGTAGGTTCCGGAGGTGGCTGGGGGGCGTTAGGGTTACCCTCACCATCCTCGCAATCCTCGTCCTCTTGCTGTGCGTAGTGCGCTGCCTCTTCCTCATCCCAATTATTCTTGGGTACAGGAACTTTAACTTCCACGACTTCTTCTTCGGACGTACGCACTTCCATGCACAGCTTTATGGGGGAGCGTATTGTACCCGCCAGTTTGTGTGGACAGCCTTCACATCCAGCGGGATTATCCCTTTCAAACGTGGAACACAGGTGTGGGGTATCGATAGAGGCAGCTATCTTTTCCGTTTCCTCTGCGCTGTAGTTACTGTACCCCTGTGACACAAGGTGAATTGCTTGCGCCCCGTCATCGTCACAGAACTTGGCAATAGACAATACGTGGAGCCAGTCGGGGTACGACAACTCGTCAGGAGTCATTATCGCCCTGTGTATCTGAGCGCACCCTTTACCTACCGCAGTTGCTTTGAGTAGTTTGGAAAACTTCTTTATGTATTTGTTGTCCCCCAGTGCCCGCGCCATGTCCTTCGCGTCCGCTTCTGTGTACTCCCTCGCTGTAGCAAGGGGGAGAACTGGTGTCGATACCGCGGGCAGCTTGCTGGCAAAATCGCTCAAGGACACGGGTGTCGGATTAGCATTAATGATTTTAGCTAGCTTGGGGACGTTGCCTTTATAGTTGTGCGTATTCGGAACCCGCAAAACCCTAGCCGCGTCCGCAGTAACCGCAGGATCAATGTGCAGCCCCGCTTCCATGCAAGTGGCTTTAAGATGTTCCGCCACAGGTAGCCATTGCTCCCGTGTATACGTGGCATCCAGTATCCAATACACATGCAGCCCGCGCCCCGAGTTTACTACCACGGAGCATTCCGGCAACCCGTACTTAGCCCTTAACGCCTGCACAGCCGCCCACCCTTCACGCTGGGTTGCGTAAGGTTTCCCTTCCCCACAATCGATATCAAGGAATAATGTTTTTATCCCCAGTACGTTGTCGGCTTTGCGGCTCTCGTTAGTGACAAAGGTAGCAAGGGCTACAAAAGTATCGAAACCCTCGGAGTCAAATGCTGATGCAGTCTCATGTACTTCATCAATAGACAAACAAAATTTGGGTACTACCCTTTTTTTATCTTTTATCCCTACTACACAATAGTACCCGTCAGTGCCTAGAGCGGCACTTAAAAAGTCTTTAGGTTCCATAGCATTCCCATATCAGAGAAGAAGGGAGCCTAAACTAGCGCCCCCCTATATTATTTTTAATCGTCGTACCCGTCTAATTCATCCAGCAGACCAGCAAGATCGGGAGCAGTGGGGGCAGGTTCGCTTTTCTTTTTAGCTGCCTTAATCTTTGGTTCTTCCACTGCCTCGGACTCGTCCTCAGTTGCACTGTTAAGTCCGCCAAACAACCCCAACTCTTCCTCTTCTACTCTTGGCTTTGGTGGTGCGGCTATCGGCTTCGGTGCTGCTGGTTTTTGAAACGCGGGGGGAGTATCTTCCTTCGGTTTTACATACAGCGCAATAAGTTTCTCGGTATCCGCGCTCTGTTGCGCTTCAATTGCCAACTCCAACTCCGACGCCTCCAGTACTCGTAGTGCTTTGAAGCACAATTTGGGGGTAGAAGAGTCAGTATCGAAACGTATTTCTGTAAGTAGGGATGCTAACGGAGCACGTTGATTGTCCAAGAAGCGAGCGTAAGACTGCAACGCCATCTTCTGCTTGTTGTCCCCGAACACGCTAGTGGCAGGTAAAGAAAGCTGGTACACCTCTTTGGAGTTAATCGCACCGCTTGCGTCCGCCAACAGTACAGCCACACGCTGGGAGAAACGACACGCTCGCCCTTCCCCCATGCCGGAACCTTTTATGTTCTGCTTACAGTCAAAGCAAGACTCGGACTGGCGGTCAGAGGCAATAACCTCGGAGGCAGGCCGTCCCGTGCTAGTATCAGACGACCAGCATACTGGAGCGGTGGTTTGCCCCTGCACAAACTGCCCAGCGTAGTACATGCGAGTAATCGGAGCGGTCTTAACCAGCACGGCTTTTATCGCACGCTGCTCAAGTTCTCCTACCTCTTGCCCGTTAACCACTTTGCGGAACACCCCGCCGCGGATACTCAAGCGGCTAACTCCAGATGTCTGGCGCCCGATGGCGTTAGTGTCTGGCTGCAATTTAGCCAAGAGTGCTTTGTACGCTTCGGGCATATTTTCAAACAGTGCTATGTTACTCATACATCATCCTCATCAGTAAAGTTAAACTCCAATTGAACCGGAGCGTTTTTCTCTTTTGTGTTATCACTTGTCTCTTGCTTCAACGCCGCTACTACTTCTGGGAGGCTAAACCTATACGTAGTACCAACCTTTATGTAGGTTTGTTTTGGTATATGTCCTTTAGCTACCCAGTCACGCACAGTAGTGACCTTAACTGACAAATGCTTAGCTAGTTCCTCAAACGAAACGTACGCAGCTGACATTTTTTCCTCCGCACAGTCACAGTATATTCGCTATCACGATTTAGCCCCGGTGGTAGCAGATCGGGGTGGTCTTCTAGGAACTGTTTCATGTTCCCTTGATGAACTCTTTTTTCCAACAACTCGGGGACTTCATGTTTAATAATGAATCGGTTCATGGCTTCCCAGTCGGATGTCCAATACTTGGAGCGTATTGATCGATAAAAAGTACCTGACTCTGTGCGAACGGATTCCGCCCCACTAGACTCACAGTACCCGAGTAAAGCCTTTTCTAACGTCTTAATCTTCGTATCTAAAACAGCTTCCTGCGCTTCAAACTCGGTAGCTAAGTCTCTCTTCTTGTCCCTCAGTTTTATATAAGCCGACACTACCCTATCAAGGTCTATGGTAACCTCTTCGTCCATCGCATCACCTTTAAAGTATACCGTATGTAAAACTAAGTTTATATCACTATAGTTAAGTATGGTCAAGTTTAATGTTGTATGCTTACTCGTCAAGTACGTGTTTGTACAAGTCTATGATTTTCGAATGCACATCGATTCTTTCGTCCAGCATTCTGTATATATGCTTCTCTACCTTAGAGCCTTGCAACCGCACCACTGTACACGGGTGTTTCTGTCCTGCTCGATGCACCCTAGCGTTAGCCTGTGCGTACGTTTCCAATGACGATACTGGCGACCACCACACAATCGTATTTGCGGCAGTGAGGGTGACCCCGTGAGCCGCTGCTTGCGGTTGGATGATGAGTACCTGTGGCTCGGACGTTTCCTGAAACTTTTTAAATATCTCAGTGCGTTTAGCCGGAGATACATCGCCCTGTATGATCTCGTTAGTGACCCCGTCTTTAGAAAGCTTGGCCGCTAGTATATTTATCACATGCCGGAAGGGGACAAATATAAGTACCTTCTGACTGGACTCCGCTATCACTTCCTTCAACACGTTGTACCGGTTCTTGATGTCAAACTCTACTACCTCTCCGTTGTCGGTATACACCGCCCCGCAGGCTATCTGTAATAGTTTATTCATACTCACCGCAGCGTTAACTGCGGATATTTGTTCCCCTGCCACTACCGCCATCAAGTCTTCTTTGATGTCTGAATAGTACTTTTTCTGCTGGGCGGTCAGCTCCACTTCCCGCTTAACGTAGGTCATCTCGGGCAAGTCCAGACATTGGTCTTTGGTAAACCGGATGGCTGGTTGTAGGGCGTTAAAGACTATGTCAACCGCGTTTGTTTTTGGCGCCCACTTAAACGGAGTAAGCTGAACCATCACCATGTTTCTAAATGCACCAAAAAATTGAGGTACGTTCTTAGGTGCAACAAGTTTAGCTAGCCCGTACGCATCCATTGGTGATTGAGCCGCCGGAGTTCCCGTCATCAGCCACAGCCATGTATGTGGAGTCACCAAAGCGTTCAAGGCTTTCCATCGTTTTGTTTGTGCGTTTTTATAGTGCGTAGCTTCGTCCACGATGATGAGGTCAAACTTAGCTGCTGCTATGTAGTCTTTTACAATCTCGACCCCGTCGTAGTTAATGACAACGTATTCGGCAGTGCCCGTGATGATCTCTATGCGCTTGGCTTTACTGCCGTGAGCAATATCCACAGTACGATGCATGGCGAACTTAAAAAGGTCAGCCCTCCATGCCGAATCCATAATCGACACAGGGCATATAATCAAAACACGTTTGATTAAACGCTCCTTCATTAAAAAATCAGACGCCCATATCGCTGACCCTGTCTTGCCTGTCCCCTGCTCATTAAAACAAAAGGATCTGGGGTGCATCGTAAGAAACGCAGCGGTTGTTTTCTGGTGGGCAAACGGTGGGTAGACCCCCGGCCAGTTGTATTTTCCTATGATGGGAGAGGGGACATCCCGTATGTTCATGTTGCGTAACACACGGGACTCGTCGACTCCCCAGCGCACTAGCACGTTGTTGCTGCCTAGTTTTCTACTGGTTGGTATAGCGGCTAATATTTTTTCGGGATTACGAACGCGCAGAAGTAACCCTCTGTTGTCTATAACTTGCATCATTCACCTTTATTTTTTATAGTTTCTAGCTCTGTTTTTACTACTACTCTCTATCTTGTACCCGTCTTTGTTTGTACCACCACGACTAAGCGGTTTGTTGTGGCTTACGTCTTTGCCCTCACGCTTATCGGCTTTGCCGTTCCCGTTCTTGTCCGCCCCGTTTTTATCTACAGCGCGTCTAGCCCGCTGACGCTCCATGCGGTCAGGGTGTTCACCGCGTTCTTTCTGCTGTTGGTATTCTTTTTTGTAGGGTCTATCTTTGTTTACGTACGGCATATTACCTACCTCCAATTACCGCCTACCATTATGAGGACATTCCAATACCACACAGTGCGCCCGACATAACCCAGTGGGTCTGGCGTTCCACACATCGTTGGAGAAAGCCCGCTCCAGACCACCATACATCGTCATCCACTTCTGCCACAGCGCCGATTGTTTTTCCACGCTGTACACTTCTTTAATAAACGCATTGCACACAACGAACAACAGCCCTGCTTTAACTACTTTTATTTCTGGGAAGTGTTTGAACACACACAACGCCATTAGCTCAAGCTGTCCCTTATCCGCATACCGTGCGGACTTGCCTGTTTTATAGTCGATTACTTTAGCTACACCCGCGGCCTTGTCGATGATTAACAAATCCGCTATTCCTCTGTACCAAACATCTTTTGCGTAAAAGCTACAGGGGTCTAATCTTTCTGTTAACCCCATTTTATACTCGCAAAGTTTATCCCCCGACATACCCATTAGCTTATCAAGTGCTGCCTTTGCGTAAATAAATCGGGCGTCTAACTCTGCTTTTGCTCCGGATACATAGTCTTCCGCTGCTTTATGGAACTCGTTACCGTATAAGATAACTTCAGTATTAAAATCTTCTGTGTAATCTTTCGCTACTTTTATATGGTAGTACTTCTTAGGACATTGATCGAACATCTTAATACTGCTGAACGACCACGTAACCTTCTTATCCTTCACCGTTTTGGTTTCCACTTAACACACTCTCCGTAGTTCTTGCCGATTTCCACGTCACCGCGAACCGGAAGACCCTCCGCCCAGTGCGGGGTGAACCGCATACAAGAATCCACATAAGTAGCTGCTTCTTCTACTTCAGTGTCTCTCACACAGCATACTACCGAATCGTGTACGGTAAGTAAAACACGATATCGTTTAGCTATTTGGAGCATTTGCTCCGCCATTATGCAGCGAGCAATCGCTTGGCAAACATTCTCCGTTACCTTCCCCCCGTACAGTTTGATGTACCCCTCCCTAGTCTTGTACGTAAACTGCACACCCTTATCTGTATCCTCCGCGGTCAGGTCTGTGTAGTACATCATCAGCTCGGACGGTAGCTTTATGGCGGTAAGATTAGGCACTACCTCTAGCACTCCGGTGCGCCCCAATGTGGATTCGTACCCCTGATACATATGCATCAAACAATTCTGCGCTTCCTTCCACAGCTCAACAATGTTCTCGTTGGTATCCCTGTACACCGACACGATCCGTTTAGCTTCCTTCTCACTCAACTCTGTGCCGAATCCTTGTAGCTGTGCGCGGAACTTGTCTGCCCCCATACCATACCCGCACCCGAGTATGACGGACTTACCTACAAACCGTTCTTGGTCAGTGATGTCTGCTTCCTCTTTGTTGTAGATCACCGCTGCCATTTTCTTGTACACATCCTCGCCTCGGGTAAACGCCAACACGAGGTCTTCTTGCTGCGCTAGCCACGCAAGCACCCGCGCTTCGATCTGTGCTGAGTCCGCTTGTATGAGTGTGTACCCCGTTGGAGCCACGATGCAGGACTTTAACACCTTAGCGTTTGTCCCGCGGCTTGGTAGGTTCTGCAAGTTTATCCGGTCAGAGCCGCCCCAACGCCCCGTGTGTGCGGCGTAGTATTTTATGGGTACGGGTAACGTCCCCCGCATCGCAATGTCTAAGAACCTCTCCGTACGTGTTTCCTCTAACGTACTTTTCAGCCCGACCCTAGCTGCGTGTAATGCCTGCACCCTTGAGTCTTCGTGTTCCTGTAATGCCTTGAACCCCTCGTCGCTCTTTGCAAATGCAAACGCTTCCTTGCCTGTGCGTATAGAGATTTTAGTGGGGGGGGTAACCCCCAGTGTTTGCAGTGCCACCGCAAACTTCGGATTCGACATCAGGCTGTCCTTCTCCACTCCGCACTCTTCTAGCAGTTTATCTTTCTGTAACTTCAAAGCCTCCAAATGTCCCTCAAGCCTCATCCAGTCCAGCTCCAGCACCGGATCGATAAACATGCGTAGTGTCATATCGATGATCTTAAGTTCGCGTTCGGGGAACTTGCGGTTACGCCTAAATATATTGAACAGCCGGTAGGTCAGTTCGACATCGTTAACACAGTAGTCCCCGTACCGACTAAGTTCTTCTTCAGTGAAGTCCGCTCTATGTTTGCCCAGAGCGTTTATGACTTCGTCGCCCTTTTCCCCAATGTCATACATGTTAGCAAGTGCCTTGAGCGAACCGCCTGCCTCGACCCCGTGTAACGCCCGCGCCATACACAACGTATCAATGTATAGCTTAGGGTGAATATCAAACACCCAACTAAGAATAGCCCCATCAAAAAGGGTATTGTGAGCCAGTACAGCAGACCCTTCCCAGTCGTAGTTCTTACGCATGTAATCTTTAAGTTCATTAAAAGCCCCGCTTACCCATACAGTTTCCGAGTCGTTCAGCTTTATGCCTACGCCGATAACTTCAAAGTACGGGCTGCGTACATACTGCTCAGTGGTCAACTTACTTAGCGAAAACACTTTGTCGTAATAGGTCTCAAAATCTATTGTTATGATATTCACACATCTTCCTCTGTATAAGTTGTTACGGTTTTACTACACCAACCTGTACTTGCTCGATAAAGTCTACAAGTTGCCAGCCAGATATACGTACGGTTTGGGAGCCTCTAAGTTCCCCCATGACCATTGACCCCAGCTTGCCCTCCGCTATAAGTCGTTTGGTTTGTGGGATTGACAACGTCAACGCTCTGGCAGCCTCTTGCACAGAGTACATATGTTCATACGTCACGAATCGCTTTAAAACATTCTGCCTACTTTCATCTGCAGCGGCGGCCAGTCTTTCAGCCTCCATCTCAGCCGCTAGCTTTTTAATAGACTTGGCTCTGGTTTTGAATCTTATGACGTTGTGAAGCGGATTCTCAGTTGCAATTGCAACCCTCTCAGCTTCAAGAACCTCCTGTCTGTTAGCAAACCTCTGAATTTCAACTCGAGCAATGGAATCAAACCAGTGGGATGCTTCGTGTTGCCCCAAACGAACCAGTGCGCTCAAAGAAACCCCCACGTAAAGAAGCGTGCCAGACGAGTCATAGTGTCTGTAGAGTGACTGCGTCATTCTTCCTCTTCCTCGTACTCTTCCATAAATGCAGGTGTTGCTTCGCCCACGTATGCGCCGGCCACGTTAAAGTCAAGGAACTCGGCTGCCTCGTCGTAGTTCATGTCGTCATCGGCCATCAGGATTTCGATGCACTTCTCTCTGGAGTAGACAAGAAAATCCTCGCTGCCTATGCGTGATGCTACGCCGATAATGGCGGCGTCAAACCCGTCGATCTTGATAAGCTCACTCATGTTCCTTCCTTTTTTTTGGTCTTATTGACGCCATGGGTGTCCATCGGGACACACCGCGTGGCACGTCTGTTATCTTGCCACCGGATGAGAGGTAACGCTTGATGTCCTGCGCGATCTTGATAGCAGGGTCCTCAGCCACGGGCTTGGGCTTTTCGTCCAAGTATGTTCGGTATCGGTTCATTGTTCCTCCAACCCACCAATGTCATTTATTTTGTACCCTTGCTTTTTCGCTTCTTCAAGGAAGAGTGCGTAGCATGAGTCGCACAGCGGTACTATTTCTTCATCTGTGTCACCGACATGGTCGTGAAAACCTGTTCTTTTGTAGCGCAACTGACAGTGTTCGCAAGTGAAGTGTTCCTCCTGCGGCCTAGTAGCAGACTCAACCCACAGTTCAAATTCAAACCCGTTTTCAAATGCAAACGCTGACAGCTCCACGATGGTTGTGTTCTCGTCCATCAGCATCTCACCAAACTGTTTGTACTTCTGCCCCCGTGCGTACAGGGCTGATTCTTTATAGTTCATCGTTATTCTCCTTCGCCGCTTCAGGCGCAACGTAAAAATCTTGAATCGGGGTATACTTGCCGCCGCGCATAACCGATGTGCCATAGATAAGTGCGTCTTTAACGGCTGCGTCAGTGCCCTGCGCTTCAGGCTCCACGAACGGACTCAGCTTGCCAAGCGTATACCCCATGCTGCCAAGCACCTCCCGCAACTCTGATTCCAAGTCGGGGATGGTCTGCGCTGCTTTGTGCGCTCGCTTTAGTGTGCCGAGAAGATCTAGGGTGTTCGTGGTCAACTGCGCGGGTATTGGCTTCTCTTGCACCTTCTCCGCGAGGAT